TCTCCACTACTGCCAATCTGTGCGGAATCTCCACTACTGCCAATCTTTGCGGAATCTCCACTACTGCCAATCTTTGCGGAATCGCATTCGTTATCATTCAATAAATCTTCTTTTGAATCAGCATTGTATTTTGTTTTTTCTAATGTAAAATTTACGCAAGCCTTTATAAAGCCTTTCAATCCTAACTTTTCACCAATATGTAATTTTGTAGAGGCGCACTTATTTTCTTTTTCAAAAATATCACCGTCCGCCTCTACCTCTGCAAATTCTGAAAAGTTTCCATTATCATCCACTAATGGATAATAATTAAGAACATCCCACGGATTTTTGCAAAAATGCATAACTCCCTGTTTACAAATATCATCTCCGTTTTCCTCATAATCAGTGTTTTCTTCATACTGTTTTTCAAGGCAAGTAAAATCCTTGTTAAATCCCTTATAACCCTTCATATTGTCTCCTTTCTTCTTTCTCCATCATTGGATAAACTCCGATTTCTTTCAGCCTGTTGTACAGGAACATCCTGCCTTTCTGCGTCCACACGGTCGATAACTTTGTGCCAGTGGTTCCGTTTGACTTTTCGTAGTCGTAAGTTTTGTTCTGCACATATCCCTTGCCTTGGTACTCTGCGTACAAAATCCACTGTTCTCCGACTTTTCTCTGAATACCTGCGCGGCTCAAAATCCGATTGAATGAAACTGCGGATAAGCCATAGTCCTGCGCAATCTGCGTAACGGTCATGCAGTCGTTTGACGATAAAATCCTGTCTGCATAGTCTGCTTTCGGTGTCAGTTCTGTTATTACCTTATCCATCTGCTGTACAGTGCTTTCCAGTTCTGCATTTTTCACTCGTTCCGCTTTCAAAGCTGTAAAGGCTTGAATTGCCAAATCTGGGTTAGCAATTAGTTCTTCCGTTGCATACATCCCATGCCTGCGGATTGTTGGCAGAACCTCGTCCATTACCCATGATTCAAATTTCTCTGCTGACGGAAGTTTGGATTTCATAATCAGCCTGTACAAATCCCCCTCATTTATGTATGACATGGACTGTACGCCACTAGATGTAGGGGTGTCGCGTTTCACGACTCCCTTGCAATGTCTTGAAATTGCATCTCTAGGTGTCGCATAACCAAGCGCTGTTGCAATGTCGGTAGCAACAAAATAAGGTTTTCCTTCAATTTCTGTTGTACGAATGTTTCCGAATACATCGGAATTAAAAATCTGTAATTCGTTCATGCCTCTCCTTTCCTGCCTGTTGTAGGTTTATATTTATCTCCGATGAATGCATGAGTAATAGCATCTTTGATTACTACATGCTGATTCTCTGCATTTAAAGACTGCTCAATACGTTTCAGTGTACCGTCAATACTTTTGAGCGTATTGAGCACTCCTTTTAGTGTTATCAATGTTCCTGTCACGACAATCCCCTTTCAATCTTTAAGCAAAGTGTCCGCAATCCTGTCTATCTCAGCGGCAATCTTTAGCTTTGTTTCTACGCTATCCGTTTTTCTACTTTCCTCTGCCAACATTTTCAACTGCTGGTAGAGGATATCTTTTACCTTTTCTGAATAATCCGTCACTACATTCAATTAAATTCACTTCCTTTTTGTGATATAATCTCCATATTAAATAATAAGGAGGTGCAAATATGGGTAACGTCTTTTCTGGAACATTCGAGACATATGAGACCGTAGATAAAGGTACATATGTATGTATGCAGTGCGGTGGCGAAAACAGTAATGGAGTTATCGTCATAAAGCATACAGGCGAAATGTTGCCAGAATGCAAAGAGTGCGGATACACTACATGGATTAAAGTAATGTAGGATTCTTAAACACTCTTTTTTCTTCTGCGAGCGTTTGGTTCGTAACCGCCAAGTTATCATCAACCAAATGCTCAATGAGGAATGTTCTTTTTACAACTCTTGTTCCGTCTCTGCATACCTGCGAAATGTGCAGATACATTTTTCCGTCTTTGCAAAAAGGGACAACGAACATACTGTTCAAAAATTTCTTTTTTACAAAATGCCTATTGAAAAACGAAACTGCACGAACCTTTATTCTGCTCAATATCTCAACTCCTTTCCTGTGAAATAATCGCAAAAGTTAAATGTCCTGAACTTCCAAGGCAAAAAAATATTCCTGTATATCGTCCTTGGATAATTCCAGTAATTTAATTGCCTTTAGAATTTCAACCTGCTTCCAAGGTCTTTTTCCTGTCATTTTAAGAGACAGTGTTCTTTCTGAGCAACCGAACGCTTTTGCAAAGTCAGCCTGACTTCCAAATTTTTCAACAATTCGACCTCTTAACCTACTGTAATTAAATGCCATTATATACTCTCCTTTCTGAGTTTTAGTTCAGCAACTTGAACTAATTGTATAATAGCACCGCATTATGTACTTGTCAATTAAAAAGTTCAATGTTTTTTACTTTTTTAGTTTTATATATTGAACTTAAGTTTGAAATGTGGTATATTCAATATCGGAAGGAGGAAAAAGCACTATGAAAGAAACAACATCTGACAGGCTCAAACAGATAATGAAAGAAAGAAGACTGAAGCAAGTCGATATCCTCAATTTATCTTTACCGTATTGTAAAAAATATGGCGTGAAAATGAATAAGTCGGATATCAGCCAGTATGTATCCGGTAGGTTTGAACCTAGTCAAGAAAAATTAGTTGTTTTAGGAATGGCATTGAATGTTTCCGAAGCGTGGCTTATGGGATTTGACGTTTCTCCAGCGAGAAAAGATAATTCTAGCGTAGCTGAAAACGATATCGATTTGCTTTGGAAATTATCTCTTCTCGAACAAAGAGACAAAGAGACTATCTTAGATATGATAGATGTTATGCTATCCAAAAAGAAGAAGTGAGGTTATCCCCACTTCTTTAGAAAAAGTTTTATGAATGTATGCAGGTACTCTAAAGTGCCTGCATCATTTATTTTTGAGATCATTTCTGTAATTTCGCTTATGTAATGTTTTTTGACTTCTCCATCGTCCATATTTTCCCCTTTCACACATTATGCGTGAGCCTGTTGTCGGGACAAGCCCACGCGCCAGAGATTGATTGCGCCATGCGTACATATGCAAGGCGTATTTGTACAATAGCACTTCTTTTCGGCAGATTCAAGAGAATTTCATCGACAACTCTTTCAGGAAACTAAGTTGTGGCAAAGTTGGGGAAATTGTGCATATGTTTTCCTTTCTTTCTTAAGTTAAGTTTGCTGTTAATTTATCCGAATACAAACCTTATTTGCCGATGCATTACCACTAATAAGTGATATATATGCTTTCCCATCAACCACAAAATAAAACGTGTCAAGAATACTTTTATTTATCGCCGATATATACGCCTTGTATATCACTATTCTGCCAGTCACATCAATCAAAGGATATAATGCGACGATATCATTTGATATAGATGAGTTCTTATTGGATGCAGAATTATATATTCCGCCCGGCAAAATGTATTTATATAATTCTGATGATACATTTCTTGAAAATAAGATACATTTCTGCTTTTCTGTGTCTCCTACATTGCTATAGTTGATAAACGCAACTTGCAGCCTGACATTATCAGTGGTTCTTGCAAATCCAGTAACTACATAATCGTCACTTTTTTTGTAATACATGACAAGCTGAGATGTAGATGAAATTGATGCAATATTTAAAATACTTTCTGAATAGTTCAAAACGCCGTTTACATATGGAGAAACAATTATACCATTTTTGCCTTTATAAACTCGGATAACAATTCCATCATTGTTATTATTTGCGTAATGAATTAGATATTTGTAAGGATAATTTGTGTCTGCTGATTGAGTAGAATCCACTTCCAGCTGAGTTACCTCTAACCCTAAAGCGGCTTTAATTTTTGCAGGATTAACACCCACAACATAATCTGTCTTTCCGGTTGAATCTATAACACTTTCCATCAAGTACAAATAATCAAGTCCCATTATAGTTGACATAATTTATATACCTCTCTTTCTTATGATGTTGGTTGATTTGGAGCCTTACTCAGTTCATGATAAGTTGCAACGCCACCGACTCCTACTCCGCCATAAGTCAAAAAACCATCATGACCACCGCCGCCGGAATCAAGCTGCTGCTGAATATAATTCATTCTCGCTTCTACTGTCTGTCCATTCTCGTCATATACACAAGATGCATAGGTTTTTGGAATCATTATCTTATTTCCTAGTTTGAGCCAATCGGTTATTTTTTCTAATGCTGACATTTTTTATACCTCACTTTTTAATCAGTTACCCACATTATTTGACCTTGCACATAACCACTCCAGTTTATTCTATTTTTGTCTCTTGTAATAATTTGCGTATAATTACTATCCGAACTTGTAATAATTCTTACCGTATTATTGAGAGATTCTGATTGTTTTCCATTCTCGTCATAATTACCAACAGCAAATCCCTGAAAGATTTGTCTTCTACTAGTACTAGCACCTAATTTTTTCGGTTGATATTTTGTTCCTATTATTGACATTAAAACAATCTTATCTATGGTACTAGATATATTATTTTGAACACGTATGGTAAAACTTAGAACACAAAGTTTTCCAATGCGTATACAGGTAATATCACTATAGGTAGAATCAAATAAATCGGAGTTAAGAACTACATTAACATCTTCAGTTACAATCTCGAATGTTTCCGTTTTCTTTGCATAGGTACTCTTTATATTATTCCCATCTTCGTCAGCTAAAGCTTTCGCAGAAGGCGTTGTGCCGTCTTTTATATTGGATAAATCGGAATTTAACTGACTAATAGCCTCATTTCCGTCAATCGTGCGTGTGATAGGTGTAGCAAGTTCATAATAAAGATATTGACCTTGCATTGCTTTTTTAAATGAATCCAAATCTGTATATGAATCATTTTTAATATAAAAATCTTGTTTATCTAAACCGGACATTTTTATATTTTTATTTGTCATTTTTGAAGTTTCAATATCATATGATGTAACAGAATACCCAAGTAAAAATATATTGTTTGATAATGTTTTTATATCTTTGATGGATGTACTATATAATGAAGTATTTGTACTAACTGAAGTCCAAGCCTGACTTCCTAAATCAACTCTTCCGACTTTCTGCACAAACTGATTACTATTCGCTTCATTCTGCACAGGGCATTCTTTTGGTACTGACCAACCAAGCATTTTCAAATCAGTTAAATTACTATTTATCTTGTCAAACTCAGCTTTTACAACTTTATTTTGTACCGGATTAGTACTACTTGCAGATAAAGCATCATCAACAACGGCTCCTTGAGGAATTTCTGTCTTTTTTGCATATGTTGTGTCGATTACATTTCCTTGCGCATCCCGTGTGGCTTTTGTTGCACTTTCAGCGGTTGTGGCTGATTGTGCGGTTGTAGCACTTGCAGCTGTTTTTGCTGTTTCTGCTTCTTTAGCTTTTGCTGCAACTTTAGTGCCGTTTGCATAATTCTGAAATTCTTCTGCAATGGCTTTGTTCTGTACACCTTTGACAGAAGTTAGAGAAAGTTCAGAATCTAAATCAAAATTGACTACATCGGGTGCTTGTGATTCATCGTCAAGTGTTTCTATTTTTTTATTCAATTCGGCGGTTACTACTTTGTTTTGCACTGGGTTCTCTGATTCTGTAGAAAGAGCAGAATCTACTGTAACGCTTCCGCCGCCGCCATTTGGTGCATAAAGGATTGTTTCAACTCCGTCAATCGTAATCTTGCCTATCTGTGTACCCTCTGTCAGCGTAGCTTCTGCTGTCACGGTGCTTCCGCTACCGCTTCCGCCAGTAGGTGCATAAAGCTGATAGGTAGTGCCGTCTACTGTAATTTCTGCAATATTTGTGCCAGTAAGAGTTTTGGGAACTACTGATACGGTACTGCCGCCTGCGGAAGATGTGGGGGCGTAAACATCAAAAGACTGCTCCCCCAAAGTGATAGTTCCTATCTTAATGCCATCAGAAACTGAATTTTCGTATTTTAACGATGGCATATAGATTCTATACTGGTTGCTTCCAACTGTAATCGTTCCAAGCCATTGCCTTCCGTCTGACGGAAACTGCTCTACGCTAACGGTAACCGTATCAATCGCATTATCTCTAAGATATGCTTCCAGTGCCGCAATAGCCGTATCATAACTGTTCATTATTGCCGCTGTGACTGGCGTCGTCTTGGACGGCTTATCTACCCATCCGCTAGGGTATGGTTTTGTAAAAGTCGGTGTGTAATTTGCCATGATGATCTCCTTTAGATATACCTATATTTCATATTTTGACGAGTTCCGTTAAATTCTAAAGTTTCTTTGTCGAATGCATATATCAAGCCATAATAGTTTGAATCCGCGTAATATCCATCAGATATTACATAATAATTATTTTCATCTTCTGCTATCCATATTTCTCTGCTCGTGTATGAAACTCCCAGAGATATTCCTGTGCTAAATTTCTTTATTTCATTTTCTTTTATTTCATATACATCTGCAATTTTGCCGTTGTAATGAACCATTATAATAGAGTTTTTAGAAGTAACGAAACAATGAGGTGATATATCTGTATTTACCATAGATATGCCGTCTACTTTTCCTATATAATTTCTGATCGTAACATACATTGATCCGGTTCCGGTTTTTGGATATATAAATGCTGAGAAAATTACGCCATCTTTGTATCTCGCCATTACTCTTTTTTGGCACATTTTAGTAAGACCCATATTGCTTGTGTTGATTATTTGATAATAAGCATCGCTCGTAGCTTCAATCACTTGTTGCACCTTTGATGATATTTCTTTGTCTACAAGAAGACCTCGTATATTTTCCATCGATGTATTGATGCTATTATATGTTGTCACGTAACTTACATATTTATTTCCTGACAATTCAAATACATTTCTTACTCTTGATTGCCTTGCGCCTTCTACTGCATAGTCAGTAGGTGTTGATTGCTTAATTACTTCGTTTGCATAGTTATATTTGGTTATAACCGCTTGATTTTCAGATGTTATTGTTTGCTTTATATAATAATCAGAAGAAAATAATACATATTGTGGGGCATAATAGTGTGTTCCAGTCGATTTATCCTTTCTTGTATGAGCTGGAACAAAGATTGTAGTATCCTCTGTAAATGTTCCCTGTTCAATTTTTCTAAATACAGAATTTTTACTTAGCGGATAATCTGCAATTCTCATTACAGGTTCGTTTTCAGTATTGGTGCTTGAAAATTTGCTATCCCATTCGATTAGAACAATTCCGTCTTTGCAAGCGTGCAAATAATAGTTATCATAATTATCGCTTGTCAAAAATCCTTTTAAAGTCAAGTCAAGGCACATTTTTTCGCTGTTAAATTTGGCTATATATACATCTTCAAAAGTTTGCTCTTTGGTAGACGGATTGAAATCATACATCGCAACGATACAATATGTTTTGTTATCCCAAGTAGCATAATCATATATTCTGTACAATTTATTTGGGGCATATTCATTATCCAGTTTTTCCCACACAAGCTGACTTCCCTTATACATCTTGTCGTGGTAATGACCTTGAAAATATATCTCTTTATGTGGATTTCCTTGGTACCATATCGTACTTGATTGTTTTCTTGCCATTTCATCAACCTGCCGTTCCCTGAATCAGATAGATTGTGTTTGCATCCGGGCTTGCCGGAAGTGCTGTGACCGATTCTACTTTCAATCCGCTTGCCTGTAACTGTTCCACCTGCTCATTCAGATTTTCAACATTTGATTCAGTGTAGCTTTGGCTGGTCTGTAATTTCTGAATCTGTGTGTTTGTGTAGTTTTGATTCACTTGCGCTTCACTGCCGGATATATGCGTGTTTCCTTTTTCGCCGGTTGCAGACAGCTCATCCATAAGCTGCTGAATGCCAGTCAGTTTTCTATGCAAAATAATAAAGGACATTTCTACCCAAATATCTTTCTGCTGCTGCGCCGAATTGATGAAATCGTAGACATAAAACATTGCTACGTCTCCGCACTCTATATATGGAAGTCCCATTGTCGTGGCTTCAAACGGCTGGTAAGTGAAACCCTCATTTTGATCCATTAGAAGCGTTGCAAGCTGTGTTTTCCATATTCTGTCAAGACCAAATAACAGCTGGTTTCCTTGCACTATATATTTCCGCTTTCCAGTTCCTACATTTCCTTTAGCTTTATCCTTAGAAGAATCACGAACAATGAACCTGTTCAGCGGTTTTATCTTGTATGTCTCGTATGTCGCTTCCTTGTAGTGCGCATAGTGAACGGAATTACTTGCCGAATCAGTGCCAGTAGAATCATCAATACCAGTGGTAGGATACATTGGTAGAAAAGATTCTGCTCCTGGATAAAAAGAATCATCTTCTGTCAGCTGTGTAGGGAAAGTATATGTAAACTTTCCATAGCGATTGATCCTGCCCCATACGCAATTTAACTGACATACAAGTTTAATAAGGTCAAGGTATGTCGTGTTTTCGTCGCTGTATTCCGTTTCAAATTCGATTTCCGACCAATCTTCCTCTGAATACTCTTTAGCCGAAGAAAAATCTTTGTTGCACAGATAAAATGCATCGTTTTTAGTAATCACCGTTCCGTATTTGTATACTCTTGTGCTGTCATATTCTGCCGGCTGATACCACTTTGCAGATTCAAAGCTAATTTCTTTCTGTTTGGTATATACCTTTCTTGCATATACTTTTCCGTGATATTTACACAGTTCTCCACGCTGGTACTTTCTCGTCTGACTGTAAACATAATCGTCAAGACCTCTTGTCTCTATATCATCTGCCGGAAGTGCAACGGTTTCCTGCTCAATCCCCACTTTTCCAAAAAGCCAGTTTCTGAATTTCTTTATCGTGATAGGAAATTTGAGAGTATTGTAGTCCGTCCAGTCTACTTCCCCTTTGACTGAATCTCCCAGCCAATACAAGGCATCATATGCAGTGATTGTTTTCTTGCGCGTATTACTTTTTCCGTCATACTCAACTACGGTTCCGACAAATAGCGGTACGCTTTCTTCGGATCCGCTTGCCTTAATAGAAACAGATATATCGGTGCCGGTTAAATCCTTGGTTACTGGTACACCGTCTATATCAATCAATGTGCCGGATAAATCTATAGAAAATCTGCTACTTTCGCAGCCGATAAATTCAAGATCGTTCCCGGACATAATGCTTTCTTCCAGTTCCATGCTCTCTTGAACAATGTTAGCATTTCCAACAATCAAGTCGTGATCCGGGAATGTTATACTCAATTCTTTGTGGCTGCTACTCTGCAAAAATGCCAGTTTTGTCTTTTCTGTCACATTCAGCATAATTACTACCTCTTAATACCCGATAAATTGCAGTTCGATTTCGTTGTATATAATGTCGTGATCGTCCGCATAGTATATATTGGTCTTGATATCAGGAAGATATACGTCCTGCACCTTGTAATCGCCTATTTCCGGCACGTAAACCGATGCAGTGCACTTCTTCTCAATAGAGTTCGTATACTGCGCTCTAATGCTGTCTATGAGGTTTCTCCATACCACTTCATGCATCATAGGCGGAGTAGAGAAAGTTACATCAACAACCGTATGCTGCAAGGCTGTACGCTGTAGCTGACCGTTAGCGTCACGGTACGAATCCAAGTCTTGTCCGTGAAGAACTACGTCGTATTTTTCTGCCCTCATGTATTTCTTTGGGATTGTATAATTTCCAACTCTGATAAGGTATCCAGCGTATGCCATCGTAAATCTCCTGTTTAAAAAATAGGCATTAAAAAAGCACCTACCATTTCTGATAGATGCCAATTCAACACCGAATTATTTTTTGAAATAAAAAAGGCAGCCTATTTCGACTGCCTTTAAAAGTTATTCAATTTATTGTGAGACAAATACTATTCTGTCATTTCCATAATAGCTGATTGCATATTCAAGTTCCAAATTCTGAACATCGTTCGGTACTTCAAAAAACAAAGAGCCTTGTGTTTCACGTCCTGCGGATAACTGACCGTCAAGACCATTATCCATTTCAAGATATGTCTGATCTACCTTTGAATTATCTGCATAACATTCCCAATCCATTATACTCGATACATTCTTCACATCGTTTGAAATGTTTTCAAACTTAAATGTGAATTTCCAGTATTTGTATCCGTCTTTTGGCTGTAAAAATTCGTTGTCGCTTGTATATTCCTGCGATTCAAGATATGTGATTCTGAAATCTTCTGTTTCAACCACATCCCCTACATGGAATATGTTACTTTTTGCAGATTCCGCAGAAGTATTTGTATCTGTTGTAGCAGGCTGACTTGTTTCAACACTTCCTACTTTCTGTGGTTCATCGTCCTTGTTCGGGCAGGATACCATCAAAACAATACAGGCAAAAAATATAATTGCAAAATAGGAACCTGTATGCTTGTGTTCTTTATCCTTTTTTGCTAAGTCTACTATGGCTACAATAAAACCAATAGGGCTTGTAAACGTGAAAAACGCTAATACAGCCGCCCATGTACTCAATGTACTGTTCTTCATTTTCTTTGGTTTCTGCGGTTTCCATTCCTCGACTTGAATTGTCTGTTGTGACTGTTGCAAAGGGCAACCACAGTTAGGGCAAGTAGCCGCCTTGTCTGATACTTCTTTCCCGCATTCCGGGCAAGTAATAAGTGCCATATTTATATCCCCCTTGTGATTTTTTTCTTATCATATCACAAGGGGAAAAATCTATCAAGCGAAACTGTATGCGTCTTTTCCTGTCCGCTGGTTATAGTCCTTTGCATAACTTCTAGCGGCTTTTCCTACGTCGGACTGACTGATGCCAAACTCTTTAGCAAGAATACCTTGCAGTAGCGTGTTTTGTTGTCTCAGTAGAGCCATTTCATTGCTTGATGCCTGTAAGATTGCTTCTTTAATGCCCGTGATTTCCGCGCCGCCGGCAACCGCTGTCTTTCCACCTACCGTTCCTGCGATTTCTGGTATACCATTTTCGCCAGCCATGAGCAAGCTGTACTGCTTTGGAACATAACCGCCGCTTGCAAAAGTCGGTATTTTGCCGAGGTCGATATGTGTGCCACCGAATAATTCCTTGCCAGCAATATTGATTGGCGGTATATCGAACGATAGCTTCTCGTTCAGCCACGTTGCGAATTTGTTCCATATTTCTTTCAGACCGTCAACCGTAGCTTGCCATGCGCTTTTAACGCCTAACTTTATGTTATCCCATGTCAGCAGAAAACTATCTTTTACATTGTTCAGTTTCAGTTTGATATCGTCGCCCCATGCTCCCATAGCCGCGCCGAACTGTCCGTCAGCAAAAAGACCTTTTACCTCATTGTACTTGTCTTTAAAAGGCTTCATAAAATTATCTTGCGACTGCGATACTGACAAGAAACCATCGTATATATCTTGCCCCCAAAGAGACATAGCTTCTCCGAATTGACCGTCAGAGAACATTCCTCTCACTTCATTCAGCCCATCTTTAACAGGCTTCATAAGTTGGTCTTCTGATTCTGAAACAGCAAGAAAACCGTTGTAGATATCGTCGCCCCAAAGTTTCAACGCTTCTTTCCACGAACCATCAGAAAAGGAATTTTTGATTTCTGTCATTTGCTCCGAGAATGACATATCTATTTTTTCGCCTGTTAGTTTTTCATTTAGCCACTGACCTAAATTCCATCCTGCTATTGCCGCGGCTATTCCTGCGAATAATGTTTCTGCTATTAAGGTGCCTGCTGCAATTATTGCCTGCATACCGCCAGCAGAAGCTATTGCCATGTTTATTGTGGCTCCAATTTTTGCGCCGATTCCTGCAAATATTCCGCCGACCTTGGTTAAAATAGTTTTTCCTACTACAGACCAAGTCGCTTCTACTCCCAATTTTGAAGCTATTGCTTTGACAATTACCTTTGATGCTTTTTCTCCCAACCATTTTTTGAATTTTTCAGAAAACAGAAGTTTTTTTATTCCTTTGATTGTAATGACACCAAGAATAATTGAAACTGTTTCGAGATCAAGTTCTCCTAGGAAATCAGTAATTCCTTTTAATACATTTTCCCACTTTATCTTCTTGATTGCCGTAGTAAGAGTAGTCCATATACCATGTACCCATGTATTGACGGTCTTTCCGAATGCTGCGAAATCAAACGTGTCAAAAAACTTATTGATTCCTTTTGCAATCGAATTGCCTAAGTTTTTCCAGTTAAATGTCGTTCCGAATGAAAGCGCGGCATAGATAGCTGTGTTAAGTGCGCCAGCAATGGTTTTTCCGACATTTCCGAAAAGTCTTGGACTGATAAGACCATTTAAAAACTGTGCAAGACCTGTACCGAACGCTTTTGCTTTCTTATATACTTTATCCCATTTAATGGATTCCATAGCTTTTGACAGGCTATTCCCGATATACTTTCCAAGTCCTTCAAGCGTTTTTATCTTGCTCTTGTAAAAACTTTCCGTTTCCTTAACATTGAATTTCAGATTGCCGCCAGATGCACCGCCAGTAGCGCCACCAGCACCGCTTCCCTTTCCAGTTCCGCTGTCGCTGCCTTGGTTTGTTGTAAGATTGTTTAACTTATCAAAGCCCTGCAACTGCTGTTTTAGCTTTTTAGCATTATCTGCCGCTTTCCCTGTGTTTGCCGCTAAATCATCAGCACTTCCAGCCGCCGTGTCGTAATCTTCTGCTATTGCGCCGGACTGCATTTCAATCTTCCAACCAAAAATAACCCCAAGCGCATTTACAACAGTTTCAGAAAACTTAATTACAGCTTGCATAGCCGTATTCAGTGCCTTGACAAGTGGTTTAAGCATATTGATAAAAGCATTGCCCCAAATAGCCCCAAGCGCCTTAAACTGCTCTCGCAAGATACGAAGCTGGTTCGCCCATGTATCTGCAGTCCTAGCGAAGTCCCCCTGCACATTCGCTGTATTCTGCATTACGTATTGGTATCGAAGCATTGTCTTTTCCATCTGCGTCATAGACGAAATATCCGCATCAAGACCCTCTTTTAAAGCCCATTCTTTCAATGTGGCATTTGTGAGGTCGATACCATATTTTCTCATTGGTTCTGTCTCGCCAGTGAAAATAGACTGCAAATTCTGCTGCACTTGGCTTTGCTCTACATTATAGAAAGATGCCATATCAGCGGATAACTTCGTCAACGCAATAGACATATCAGACATTTTCTGAATAGGTACTCCCATTGCGATACCCATTGCCTGATACCTACTTGCTGTCTGCTTTGCAGTCAACTCAGAAATACCATACTGCTGTATTGCATTTTTCGAGAATTTTTCAAGCGAATCTGTATATTGCCCGAACGTATTGACAACTACGTTTTGTACTTCTGTCAAAGCAGATGATATGTTGATCGCTTCTTTTAACTTCCCAGCTCCGCGAATCAGAAGCCAGTATGAAGCGTATAGTTTTCCGAAAGCGGATGCTAGTGAAAACGTATGTTTTTTAGCTTTTACTGCCGTAGAACCAAAAGAGGTAAAGTTATTCGCAAGTGCCTTTGCCGCATTGCCGCCGGATGCCCCAGTACGCGCAAATTGTGCAAGCGCGTTAGTCATATCTATAAGATTTTGACTTACCTTTGGTGCGCCGGAAAGCGTTGTAATAAGCTGTTTCATAGCTTTAGCCAGTTTAGGTATATTGTCAATGGCTTTTGTGCTTGACTTATAACCAAGCTGTGAAATCGCTTTTGCAAGTGCTGTAACTCTGTCAGATGCACCAGAAGCGGTCAGCGGTGTTAAGGCTTTTCCGAGCATACCGATTGCAGATGCAGAGCGGTTCAAATTAGCCGTGTCAATGCTTGAAATTTTTGTGATTCCATTAGCAACTCTCGTAAAATCTGCCGTTTTTACCGTGCTGATTCCAGCCATAGCATTAGACAGCTTTGTTACTCCATTTGACAAACCGTTGAGACCGCTTGTATTTACGCTCATAAGAGAGTTTGACAGCCTAGTAAGATTGTTTACCAGTTTATCTAATGCGTTATTTGCTTGTGTTGCCTGCGCTTTTATAGCAATCTCTAAGCTATCTACTTCTGCCATACTTCCACCAACTTTCCGTAAATTAAAAAAAGCGGCATGGAAATCCACACCGCTCTAAATTTTGTTGTCAATTAGTTGCTTTTAGGTAACTGATTGTTACCACTCCGCACTTCTTATCGACTTTTATTCCCACTTTCTTCTGAAATCTTCCTACCGCATTTGCCGTATCTTTTCCAAAAATTCCGTCAATGTCTTTGCGTACAAGAAAACCGTGATATACAAGCTCGCATTGAAGCCACTTAACATCCTCTCCGCGTTGACAAGGTACTGTTTTTTTCAACAGTCTGCGCGGTTCCGGGTAATTATTTCTATGTGATACAGCGGCGGTATTGTTTTCAATATCTTCATACCAAATACTTAAATCCACTTTGCCATATACGCCGCCTACAGTTCCTTTGGACGTGTACTGCCATCCGACCATATTACCGCTAACCACAGGCTGACGGTTGACATTGTACTTGCCATCATTGATACCGTATTTTGCAATCCACAGCTTACAATCTACTCCGCCATAAGGTAGAATGTATTTGTTATAAAATGCGTATCCAGTGTAAACACCGAAGTCATATCCTGCGGCAACAATGATATCTCTGTAAGCTCGTATGATGCCTATAAGAGCCGCTCCAAGCCCCTGTTGGCACTTGTCCTCTACATCGAGCCATACGGTCTTTTTTCTTCCGTTTAGATGCTCTAATACTTTCTTGGCATCCGCCTTTGCTTTTGCAACTGTAGTCGCATAACTGTAGTTGTATACGCCAATCACAGGAACACCGGCATTTTCTGCGTTTTTGTAGTTGACCTCGAAAAACTTATCTTTAGCAAGGTTTTTCCGCATAATCTTTAAGATTGCGCCATCAATGCCTGACTGTTTTACCAGTCGCCAATTTATTGAACCTTGATATGATGATACATCAATTACTTTCTTGCTCATTTTTGGATTTCTCCCTATGATTTATATTGAAATTTGCTTGCATTGCCAAGAGTTTTGCAACAAACAATTCTCTTTGCTTTTGCATTTCTTCCTCTGACATATTTTGCTGATTTTCCATTTCTTCAAGAATCGGTCGTTTTAGATATTTGCTCTTAGATTTTCTGCCATTCAGTGCTATGTCTATCGAAACAAAAACAGCCGATTGCGTATAAATACCGTTTAGCCAGTTCTTATAATCATCTTCTTTTAGCTTGGCTTTGTATCCGGCAAAAATAGAATCAAGTTTACGTGGGTTTAGTTTCCAAAACTGTTCCCACGTAACACCCATTACATACGCCTGCGGAAATACTTCTTTTTCAAGCAAATCTCTTAATTTTTGCTTCTTTCTTTTTTCTCTTCTTTTCCCTGCTCCGACGTACTCTCTGCATTTTCCGTTTCCGTTGTCTTGCTGAGAGCGCGAAAAAAACTGCTGTTTTCAACCTCTTCTGTCATAATATCTATAACATCATCCAGTTTTCCACCAGCTACAATATGTGCTTCAATTTCTTTCCCTGCCGCTTCTTTGCTAATATCAGCACAGCAGGCAAAATACGCACGTACCATTGACATAGGGCGTTCATTTGCCATTTCCAGTGAAACACCCATATCTTCAAGGTCGCAGGCTGTATTGTAGTCAAGTTCTTTGGACTTATATTCTTTTCCATTTAATGTAAAATATTTCATTTTGTTACCTTTTCCTTTCCCCCTATGTTTTTCACATAGGAAAGGGGCAGTCCGTAGACCGCCCTTTACTATTTAATACTTATCAATCTCTGGCTCGGCTGTTTCTTCATCATAACCAGTCAGCACAGCCTTGCTATTACTCATTTCCGACTGGCTATTTATTCCCCCGGTGTAAAAGCTACCTTTGTATCCATTCCCTTGTATTCTTCAACCGTTAAGTTCATTTCAACCGTAAGAAGTTCATTTTGCCCTATTTCCGGCTGTGGAAATGCCGTAGGCGGCTGTGCCACAACGAAAAACGCTTTTTCAAATTCGGGAATGATTGTCTCATACCACATTCTCTTGCCGTCTGTGAGTGCTTCGTAATCAGAGATAAGTTTTTCCCATTCTGCGACCGTTTCCGCTGTAAAATTGATCGTTACCGGGAAAGAACCGCCTGTGTCGCCACGCCCACGTACATATCTTGTGATAAAATCTTCAACCGCGGATGCGTCAATCTGCTCAGTTTCGATTGCGATACCGCCGATCGCGTTGATACGGGTAAGTCGTGTAAAAGCCGTAGGTTTTGTTCCGGCTGTTGTTTCTACTCCATAACCAAAAGTAATTCCAAGTGTGGAAACTCCTGCTGATGCCATGTTGTATACCTCCTTAATTTTTTATAAAAAAATAAGACCTTTCGGTCTATTGATCTAATAATCTGTCATTTGCGGCTATTAGCCGCCTAAATCTTGCTGTACTTCGATATATCTTTTCTTCTGAATCAAACTCTGGCATTGATATTACTTCAAATCTCATTCGCTTAAATACGTTTGCTACTATGGCAAGTATTTTTTTTGCGTCTGACTGCTGTGTGTTGACAATCACATCTACTTGATATGTAGCTGTTACAGCATTGATTTCCTGACCGTCAATAGTCTGCCCTTTTTCCGTGCCGCTCATTTCGTGCACGTATATGGTCGGAAATATCGTTCCTGCCAGTCTGCTTTTCAAATTTGTAATCGTGATTCCCTTTTGGAATTTCATGTTTGTAAAATTCTGCTTCAATACAGGGATAGCAAAAGAGTTAAGGTTACTGATTATCCTTGTTTCATTGTCAAAAACCCATAAATTATCGATTTCCACTGAATACCTCCTTTGCCGTTTCAACCACGATTTTTTCAAGCTCCTGCGCCGTGTAGTACATAAATGGTCTGCTTGGCATACCTTCCGTGAACCACCACTCTCCGTTATCGTCTTGATAAAACCAACCATACCGACCATCTGCTAGCTGCCTGATTGTCTTACCGCTTGCATACTGCCAGTCAACACCTTCCGGCAATTTGCCGGGATACGGCGATCTTTTACCGACAATGCCAGTACCAAACTCTACGAACATTGCATGATCTGTACCAGCTACTACCGCCCATATACCGCCGCCTTTTACACTTCCTTTGTATTCCGCATGAACACTTGAAATCAGTTCTGTAGTGAATATGGCATCAAGGTCTGCTAATTGCAGTCTTGCGATCTCTACGCCTTTTTCTGCCAGCTTTTCAGCCAATAGCTGACATTTATATGTCAAGTCATTTTGGTATGCCTTAATTTGGCTTATAGCGTCTTGTACGGACTTCTGTGATAGAGTTATAGTGATTTTTTTTGCCATATCCTACTGCTCCGCATTTTTAACATTCTTTTGTAGCAGATACAGGTCAACTGTCAATCCTTCGTCTGCTACGCCTTTGACCATGTAATCTGCGGTCGTAGCATCTACCATAGGTTCGCCATTGATAACCGTGTAAACAACTTCTGACTTTTTCCATATCAGAGCCCCGACTTTCAGCGGAAACTCTTCTTTATCAGTGACAAGCTGTGCATAATTTGTAGAATCGTCAATACCAAATTCCTTCGCAAGCACTTCGTTTAGCTTGTTGTTGATGGAAGAATAAAAAATAACAGGAGCCGAATAAGTATCTATCGTATCTCCTGTCAGTTTTGGTATTTTGTTTCCATCATCATCAAGATATGGAACAAATAGACCATCTTCTCCCATATAGCCCTCATAAGCTATATTTCCATCAGAATCCAGTTCGTATTTTGGCTGTTGACCTGTCGGAAGTGCATATGTCATTTTCTGCTTGTTGATATCAAGTGACATTACTCTACCTCTGGAAGCCCTGCTACGCTAGTAAGCAATGACAATACTCCAGCCAGCACAGACGCGGATAAAACATATTTCCAGTCTACAGCTCCCATGGCTGCCGCTGTTCCGATTCCTGCGATAGCTGCCTGCGCAATAGTCTTAATTGCTCTAATTCCTGCGGCTTTAGCCCACTGTTTCCAATCTCTCATACTATCATTCCTTTCCGTTTAATCTTTCTTCAATACCATCTAGCCTGTGATGAGCAGAAGCGGCACTTGATTCGATTTTTGCTATCCTTGAATCGTGTTCCGCCAATTTCTTTGTCATTTCTGACCTTTCATCTTTCATCTCGTTGATGGTATCTAATATTGCATCCAGTTTCATATTGATTCTTGTGTTTTCTTTCACGCGATCTTCAATATCTTTTGTATCTGTACGCTTGTTGCTTTTCAATCCCATAAAGACGGAAAAACCTAGTGATAACACGCTTATAATGATTGCTGTTGATACCTCAATAGTCATCAATCATATACCGCCTTTCTTTTTTGTTGGCACACCGCCCACCGCCCTTAAAGTGTGCCGCCTGCTACCGCATCCGCATAGCAAACACGGTAACGCACAATCTTCTATAAGACTTTGGCAAACGGATATACGCCAACGAACAGCTCACTTCGGTTTCTCCAATTACGGCTTACACCGTTTTCGGAGAAACTTGACATAAATTCCTCGCCAGCTTGCGACATATCATACACAACCAAATTCACAATAACTGCTTCGTAGTTTTTAAGGTCATCCTCGATTCTATCTGACGTATATGTGCTTGGATAGTTCCGCATAGCCACAATATCCTGCTTTGCCTGTTTGATTAACTGCTCAATCAGTGGATTATTCTGCGGCTCGTCAAATACAACAACGTCGGAAGTAGTTTCGTCCTCATTTGTAACCGTCTCAATATGAAATTGTTTCAGCCGGATTTTAACCTGCTCCAAAATGCTGTATTCTGCCATGATTACCACCTACGATGCAAACCTGTTGATTAAGATTTGTTTTAACTCTGTACCCGTCTTTTCTTCTGCATCTTCGATACCTTCTGATTTCGCTAGCGATTGCAGATCCGCTGTGCTCATTCTGTTTATTTCCGTCTTGGTATATACCGGCTTATTCATGAAATTATCAGAGGGAGTAGAATCAACTACTCCCTCATTGATTTCTTCAAAAGGCGCATACCAAGTACCGTTATATTTAACAGCATGGTCGTATTTCATAAGCAACCTCCTAGTAGCACTTGATTACATATGTGCTATCCATTCTTTCATAGGATGGCAGAACGATTTCTGATACAGTAGTTTTTGTCTGTACTGGATCTTCTGATACTGTAACTGCTACCGCAACACCTGTATTAACGATGGATACATCTGCTGTAGATTTACCCATCAGTGTCCTCTCTTCCGGTGTGGTACCGTACCATGTATTACCAAGAGCGCCACTTGGGATAAGCGTAGCAAATCCATCCGGATAGAATTTCTCGACCGTTCCATCTTCTTTTTTGTACTGTTTTGCATATACAATAATTCTGATGCCCAGCTCGTTTGAGAATACCTCTTTGACACGGTTATCATTCATGAAGATGTTTGCGGTTGTGTTCTGCGCAAGAATTGCTGACTTGATCTTTGCATTCTGCTTTAAGTAGTCCATTGTCTTACGAGACACGATCATGATTGTGGGTCTTTCGCCTGTTGCTGCTTCTACGGCATCTAATCCTTTTTGAACGTCTGCCATAGGTTCAGAATTTGTTGTATCGCTCCACTTATCAGTGCTAGTTGAAATTGAAGCAAAATTGTTTTGTTTGTATGTGTTTTGCGGATCGTAGTTGTATGCATATGTTGCACCGTTTGCCTGAATAGAAATCTTTGGATTTCCGTCTGCTGGAGCCAGTAACTGCATAATCATTCTTTCTGGTACAACATTTGCGCCATCAACCAGCGTATTGGCATCATCAAAAATTCTGCTTAAGACTTCCGTTGCATACGGATCTGTGCTGTCCTGCGCGCGCATGATTTCCTGCTCGTCTGATTCTTTTATAAGCATTGATTCACGGAAAAATGCCATTTCTGTTTCAGTCAGCTGGAATCCTTCACGGCTTCTTAATGTCGATACTGCATCAAAATTTGATGGTGCAAGAGAAACAGGCAAACCTTTTGAGGTTTTGATCCATTTCAGATCAAGTCCCATTTTCTTTTTCGCTGGAAACAATCCAGCGCCGAGATATGCAATCTTATTACTTGCAACTTGCGTCTGTACTAACGCAATGTTTTTAGCGCTATATACATCTCTAATATTCATTATTTCCTCACTTTCTACCGCTATCTATCTGCGGTTAGCAACTATCTCTAATCAATAGCCGGTTACTAATTATTCAAAAACAATCAACGATAATGCAGTCTTTACTGCATCGGCGATTGTGATACCTGCATTTGCGTTAGCATTTGCGGTGTTTACACAAGCAAATGCCTTAACGATTGTTCCGTTAGGGTTTTCTTCATATACATCTGTAAGTAAAATACCAACCGGTGCGGCATCGTTAGCCGAAACGCTATCACCCTCTGTTGTTCTTCCGTTTACGAATTTTCCGTCTGCTGCAATCGGACTACCTGCTTTGCAAACACCGTCAGTAAAAGCACTTGCATCAAGAGTGATTTCCTCAAACAGCTCTCCACCCAGCTTTCTTTTCAAGATTTCTTTTTGGGTTGTAACAATTTTGTTCTGTACTTTCATGATTAACCTCCTACTTTAAATATCCATCTACAATCGCTTTGGCTGCTTCATTTGTTCCAGCCAGTGTTTTTCCGATTGCTTCTGCGGTTTTTTCCGCTTCTGTTTTATCTTTTCCGCCGCCTGTGCTACCACCGCCCGGAATATCCTGTTTACCAGCGATTTCTTGTTCTTTCGCCTGTGCTGCGGCGGTTTCTTTTTCGGACATAATTTTTCCAAGAGCAGCCGTATCAAAGCTCCCATCGTCTTTGACAATCGTTTTTGCCTGTTCTGCTGTTACTTTGAAATCGGTCATAGCCTTTTCACGTAAATCTCTAATAGCATTATTTTTCTGCAATTCTGCGATCTGCTGATTAGCTGTGTCTAATGCCTTATTTGCCTTTTCAAGCTCTGTCAGATTTCCAGCCTGCAATTCGTCAAGCTGTTTCTGTAAACCATCTGCCGTGTCAGCTTTAGCCTTGTAGCCATCTGCCCTGTCTTTTTCTTTCTGCGTTTCGTCGTTTACCTGATTCAGATAGTTTGTGATTTGCTCATCTGTAGGCTCTGCCACTCCGATTGAAATAAGGTTCTGTTTTGCCTGTTCTCTTGTCATGATTACCTCCGTTACTCACGCTTTTGTTGTCGCAGGTTGCTCCTGCCGAGTTCTCCTATTTCACGCATAGGTGCAAATTTTATAAAATAAAAACAGCTACCGATTATTACTCGGTAACTGCTTTTTCTGCTGTTTATTCATTTGATTTACGATTTCTTTTGCCTTTTCCTGCTGCGCTTCTGCATCATCAATAGTCTTATATAGATTTTCGAGATACGGTTTTGATAAGTTAAATGTCTTTTCCGCGTCTCCCCAAAGACCAACAGTAGTTATGGCAATAAGAGGATGTATGCCGGCTTGCAACAATACTGTAAGCGTCTGTGCCTTAGTGTACATATTATCTTGCGGACTGTGATTGATCTGGACATTAAAATCTCTTATAGATAATTTCAGATCAATTCCTGCAATTTTCAGGACATTCAATGCAACATATGCCAGCTTCTTTTCTGCCGATTTTACAATAGGGTCTTTCAATTTTGCTCTTGTCTTTGAAAAATCCCATCCATTACGAAGTTCGACGGCTCCCTGTGTATCTCCGCCGGTGTTTCCCTGTTTATTTGGAATTGCCAAAATTGACAACGTATTATTCCATAAGTCGTCTTTAGCCACTTGGCACTGTGTTTGATCCAGTTCCTGCGTCATAATATCCACATCGGACTTATTATCAGAATTATTTGATTTTACAGTAAGCGCATGGCTTTCTTTCATTTTTTCAAATTCTTCTTGATCTATGTCGCAATTTATAAATTTGATCCAGTATTGTACAAACTGCTCTACTCCGTCCATTCGATTAGACTGCATATTATTGATTGCATCCAGCATTCCAATAACAAGTTCGATATCCGATATCCTTTCGTGATTGTTCGGAAATTCAACAATCGGAATCGCGCCATATGTATGCAATTTTGAGTATTCCAGTTTTCCATCAACTATTTTGAAAGATTTTGTATCAGAAAACGCCAGTTTATACATTTTACCGTTTTCATCTTTCAACTCTTGAACTACTAAAAGAGCTTCTTCTGTTCCCTCTTGATAAATTGCAAAAGTGTTCATTGGAGTAGGTGCCACAATTCTCAACGGTACTTCCCCTATGAACGGCTGTATTGCCTTGAATGATGTACCAGTTGCAGATTGCCATTCGCCAGCTTTGATATCCTTTTCTTGTTTATTAGCATCTGCCATAAAATCATTGAGCATATCCACAGCCTTGTTGATTACTTTATCATCCTTTCGGCTAATGAATTGTATCGGCTCTCCGTATGTCTGACCCACTTTGAACTGAACAATTTCGTAGGCATGATTTTCCACGATTCTGTTTGTGATATCTTCGTTTGTTACCTTTTGTCTATACAGAATCGGTTGATCTCCCTTGTAGTAGTCCCATAGATATTTTATTACTGTTTTGTTGTAATAAAATGCACCGATGCAGTTTCCGATTACTTGTACGACATTAGCTTCTGTTATCTGCTCAACATTCGTATATGCAATTTTTCTACCGTAACATCCTTTTACGATGTCCTGTAAAAATCTTCTGTTCATACACACCTCTGCATCAGATAAACGTCATTCCGCTTGTTGTCTGTCTTACTGGTAACGGCTTTACTTCAATATCTCCTGTCGCAACCCTGTACACGATTTTTTTGTTGCATTTTTTACATTTCACAACGATATCTATTTGGGATCGTCCATCGTATGTAGCCACTTTGCGACCGCATTTAGGACAATATATCTTCTTTTCTTTCATAAAATTCTCCATGAAAAAAGCACCGCATTACTGCGATGCCTTTTCAAACACTTGTTACGAGGGGATATGAGAAAACACTTATACTTTTTCACATTGCCATAATACCACATATAGGGGTGGAAGTCAACTATAAATACAATATATTGTGCCATGTTTTTTTTCAAATTCTTTGATTGCTGTTTTTTGTGCCTTTTTTACTGCACTTGTTGTTATATTTCTTTCTGTAGCAATTTGAGGTACGCTTTTGAAAAAAATATATTTGTCAAAAAGCAATTTTCTGTAAGATGGATTATCCAGCATTCTTATTTGCATTTTTATTTTTTCTTTTAAGTTGACATATCTATCTGTCAAGTAATCGATTTCCTTTTCCTTTTCTATAATTTCATTCACAATATCAGTATATTTATCAAAATTAGGGCTTGTCTGAACGCGTTCTTTGTTTTCAACGGAAGATATGCTCATATGTCTAATTTTGTACTGTGATAATTCTAACAGCTTTTCATTTATCAGATCATTCAATGTTCCTATTTGATTCAAATATTCTTTCGTTGTCATTTCAATACCTCCTAAATGGATTTATAGCTGCTTCTACCTTTGCGACCTTATTTCCTTTTGTCATTCTCAAAGCAAAATTTGAGAAAACATCAGGAACATCATCTAATTGCTTTTTCCCACTGACCGAATATTGCTTTAGTAAAGACATCATTACTCCATATGGTTCGTTTGGCTTGTAAAGTGATGAATCCTTAAAAATAATGTGCTGCAAAATCCAGTTAGAGCACTGAAATATGCGCGCTTCTTTGTTTGTTTCAGTAGGCGTGTCTGTAATATTACAGATCCATCCGACTGATTCCACGCGTTTATTAACCTCCATTGCTACGCGATCTCCGCCGGCGTTGCGCTCAAACTCACATTCCTGCACTTGATTATTCACAAGCACTCCTGCAGCATTTCTGTATTGCGCTTCATAATCTGCCGTGTTGTCGCACACGCAGTCTACGCAATAGTAATCTTCTCCGTACTTCTGCAATACTGGTAACACAAAGTAATCTGTTCCTTTGCCTTTCGTATCACATTGTGCGGTAATAATCTCTGGTTCTCCATGTGGCAAATTAAGATAACGTCTGATTTTGTCATCCGGAAACAGTAATCCCTCACGCTCAATAGGCTCTTGCTTGTACAAGCATTTATAAGATATTTCATCCATCAACAATTGCTGATCGGCAAAAAACTCTTTTGTGAAGCCACCAAACTCATAATTAAAATTACTTTCTCCTGTTACCGGGTCTACATCAGGAACCGCAATAACTTTTACCCTTGGATTTCCGGCATACATATTTTGAATACGACCAATAACATCATGCACAGACCACCTTGTGGCAATATGAATTTCCTTACACGGTTTTCCTTCTGAATCCTGTGTCTTTCTTTGCCTTGCGTCTACCGCATATTTATCCCACAATTTATCAAGTATTGCTGGATTTAATGCTTCTTCTATGCCACCGATCATATCGTCAACCAAAAGAAACTTGGATGCGCGAACCTTACCGGCATTCTTACTTCCAACTGACGTACATTGCATTGATGGAAACGGCTTATATTTTGATACATTAAACTGTTCCATTTTTGCGTCTGTTCTTGTGACGGAAAGATTTGGAAATATTTCATTCCAGGCATAATCATCTTCATTGGTTACAATATCAAGAGTTCCATCATAAAACATTCTTGTAATATCGCCGCTGTGAGAATAGAACAAATTGAAATCTTTCGGATACCAACCTATAACTGCTGTTGCAAAGAATTTTTCAATCGTAGTTTTCCCGGCTCCCGGAATAAGACTTATGCACAAAATATTGTATTTATCATCTATCATTCCTTGCAGACCATCTACGAGACCTATTTTTAAAAGCTGTTTCCTGCGTGGCATATAAAATCGTTCTTTTGGTTCTCTTTTCTTTTCTATGTACTGAAAATAGCTGTCAACTACTTTGTTTTGTGCTTCAAGTAGCACTGGCTCATAATATTTGTCAATCAGATCATATCTGGTCTTGTTATCAAAGGAATATTTTTCTAAATCCCATATCGTGCCGCCTGTTTTATCCATACAGAAACGCTCTATAATTCCCTTAGACCGCTCCGTAAGCCGTAACCCATACTCAATATCCTTTTCTCCGTTTATGGCTACCTTGCACGCTTCTACGTATGCATCAATGACGAATTCATCTATGCCATGAACCTGTATAAAATTTTCATATTCTTGGACTGCTTGCATCAGATAGTTTGATGCCATAAGAAAAGCACCTCGCTTCACAGCAAAGGTTCTTATAGACCTCTGCCTATAATTTTTCTAGGATAGCGACTAACTTCATTTGTTAGCCGGTAATTTTATTTTGTTAAAAAGCGATTATGTCTTTCTCTAAACTGTCAATCGGTCTTGTCATTTCGATTTCTGTACCATTTAAGTCTTTTGTTCTAAGGCAAACTTCTATAGTGGCAACCTTATTTCTATTATTAAGCCATATTTCTGTTTTGTCATCCTCAAACGGATAGCACTCCCGCATCTTTTCAATGCATTTATTCATTTCTGTTATCTTCATAATATCACTCCTAACAATTTATCTTGATTCCCTCTGTCAACACTTCTGTCTTATCTTCATTCAGAATCACATTTCCATTTTCGTCAGTTTTATTCCATTGAGCATCTACGGTAATCATAGGTTTCTCGTTTACATGACCGATAAAACGCAATTCCATATCGGTGCATCTTACCTTTTTACCGTCAATATAAACCTGTGCAAATTTCCCATCAGATGTTATCATGATTTTTGGCTTTTCTACCTCAATCGGATTGCATTTATACATTGATTTCCAAGAATCTTCGTACCACTTATCCATTTCAGCAATAACGCTTTTTGCGCAATACACCGGTTTACTCATAGTTTTTGTTCGGCTACATAATACTTCTTGATAGCTTTCGATAATAATTCTGCAAGCGTCACCATTGTATTCATAATCCTTATAAAACTGATAAAATGATTTTAGATTCTTAATGAATTTAATTAGTGTTTTCATTCCTCATAAACCTCTCAAAATCTCTTTTACACTTAGGGCATAACTCATATGTTCTTTCGTGAAATCCATATCTTCTAGCATTCCTGATTTCAAGACACATATCATTATCTTCAAAATAAGGAACCATGTCTCCACACATTCCGATTGGCTTAAATTTAACTTCGTTCCAGCTTTTAGGTATTATTTCTTTTCCGCACCTGTCGCAAGTATGCCATTCTTTTTGATGTTTCATTCTTCCACCTTTCTGTGCGGATTAAAAAATTCTTTGTCCTGTCCGATTCCAAGATGTTCTCTCAACGCAAAATTAGTTATCCTCTCTCGATTAAAAGAATTGCTGACAATATAACTTGCTAACTCCCCATCTTTCCATCCGTCCGTACCTGTCATACAATCATAAATCTGTTTATATTCTCCGGTCAGCTTTCCAAATTCAAACCATCCCAAGTCAAGTGTCACTCCATAATCATAAAATCCCCTGTCACACCACTTTCTGACATAATACATTAACTGCTTGTATGAGAATCCGAGCCTTTCAAAAATATTTCCAATAGTTCTTATGCTCAATTCTCGGTCACTTAAAAACAATTTTCTTTTCTGTTCATTCACGCAAGCTCTAAAAAATATTTCTTCTAATGGCTTCACTATTTCACCAACTTTCTACCGCAGATAGGGCAATAATTGATATCCATTGTTCCTGGGCATCCGCTGTCTCCTGTATTTATGTACAAGAAAATTGTTCCGTTTTCATTCGCAATAAAATCCTCTTGCGTCATAAGTGCATCCAAGAATCCTGTTTTAGCATCAACTATTTTTCTACAAAAATCGCACATATTACACCTCAATCAACGTAAATTTTCGTTTTGTTGTCTGCAAATTTCGATGCATTATGCCGTTCTCGTCTCTATATGCGTCATTCATAGAAGATATTCCGTTAAATTCAACATCACCTAAGTATACCAGATACTCTTTGTCTGCCACTCGTAATGTTCCATAAGCGTCTTGATTTTCAAACTTGGCATTAAATCCATCATAATTGTATGGTGTGCCGCAATACGGACATTTTGTATGCGCTGTATCTATCGGTGCACCACAATTTATACAATTTTGTACCATACAGCTAGCACCTCGCAATCGTTGTGTAGATGGTTTTAGAGAAATACAGATAACCAACAACTTATTTCCTTTTTCGGTTTACATGTGAAAACGCCGACAGCAGGAATCGAACCTGCACAACAATTTTGTTGGATAGCTTAGCAAGCTACTGGAATACCTTTATCCCATATCGGCAATTTTATTTGCCATACCTATGATTCTTTAAGTTTTGTGGTTTCCGTATTATCAAATATTATTCTCATAGATATGGCTTAATCGAGACTTCATGCCTAGCTGATATTGCACAGTATGGAAACCTTAGCATACTTCCGCAATACTTTCTTTTCACCGCTTTACTGGATTTTGCAAATACAATAATCCGCTCGGCAAGTTGAAAAACAATTATTCTTTTAATCCCCATAAGGGAATCCCATACAATAATCATCAAAGCTCCCTCGCTTTGCGCAATTATTTGTTCTAGGTTTTAACCTATAGTTGGCAAGGTGGAAATCGAACCCACGACAAATCGGTTAATAGCCGACTGTTCCGCCATATGCCAAATAAAAGTGTGCCTTATAAACCACTCATATACTTCCGGCGCACGATAGCCTGCCGTGCAGAAATGGGGCTAGTAGGAATCGAACCTACGAATGCAGCAGTCAAAGTGCTGTGCCTTACCGCTTGGCGATAGCCCTATGCTGTGAGTGGATAAGCACTAACCGCCCACAAACCAAAAATATGTGAAAGGAGTGCAGCCTTTAACTGCCGTGTGATGAATCACGGGTCGGTTTTCACTGCCAATGTCCGGCGGCGCGTCATTTCCGCCGATACCCACCAAGCCTTGTGGCGGCTCTTTAATCAGCTTTCCGCTAGTGGGTCTTAGGGGTGTCCGAAAAATGGCTAATAATTCAGACGAATCGAGACAGCCGGAATCGAACCGGCATCTGACAGAGGGTTTGAGGGGGTTAAGGCTGCCAATGCTTTCCGTTTGCACCATGTCTCGTTGTATAGGGCTTGAAATACAGCCCTATGGGGTAAAATGCTATATTATGTGTGTTATTAGTTACTATGTGATATAAAATAAAACCTTTCCTTTCAGACCGCCCTTTTAGGGCTTCTCGCAATCTCTTTCATTCTGAACCACCTGCCTTTTCTCTATGTCTCATTTGACATTCAAGCATCTGCCGGATATTTGTTCTCGGCTGCCTTATGCCATGTCCTTGCTTAAATAATTCACATTGCAGCAGTTCCGCACATTTTGTACATTCATCGTTTATCTGTTTTCCTGCTATTTCCATTACTTTTCCTCGTAGTCCACACAACAGAAATTATATTCCACGAAATCTGCTACATATTCGCTTGAATCGTTGCAGCATACATATCCTTGCATTTTGTCATATTCGCCGTATCTGCAATTCGCGCAACGCTTTTTCTTGCTTCCAAATCCATTGTCCGTATCATCAAAGTACATCAGATATCTCCCTCCGACCTGTGCAACGATTTTTCTTCCGAAAATCCATCGGGATATCTTGCAATCAGCTTATCGATGTTGTACTGCATCACATCGTCAAGGTTCAGCCCGACTGACGAACAATATTCTGCAATAAACCAAAGAAGATCAGAGATTTCGCTCATGGCGTGGTGCCTGTCAAACTCATGACCTTGGTATTTCTTTTGATACAGGCTGTGCAGCTCTCCAATTTCTCCAACCATGCCATGGAGCGCGTGCATTTCGCAGTCCTTATTTGTCAGATCCTTATTGATCGTCCTAGCAGCCAGTAATTGGTATTCATGCCCTGTCATTTACTTTATCTCCTGTATATAATTTTGCATATTGCCATACACTTGGCGGATCCTGTTGTGTCGTATAGCTTGTTCTTCCATTTTTCCATGCGTAAACTTTCCCATCGTGATAATATGCGAAGTGCCTTTTAAACCATTTGTCACTACTACGCTCGTCTTTAACAAGTATCGGAGTATCTACTGGCACTTTCGACCAGTCAACCGTCGGCTCATATTCCTGTTCCAGCCATTTTGAGAAATTTACCTGCGCTTTGCAGATAAAACCTGCCCCGAAAAAGCCTTGCGGTTTATACCAACTAGAACATCCACTGCAATCACGGCTATAACATCCTGTCAATCCGTCAGTGTTGATTATAGGTCTTCCCCCTTTAGCACAGATATCAATGATCTGTTCCCTGTAGTGTTCTCTATTCGTCATTTTCTATTACCTCTATCAGCTTTCTATACTCTTTTACTACAAGTACAAGTAGTATGATGCTTGTTATATTTAATACTATCATTATCGGGTCTACTAGGTTCATAGCTGTTATCTCCATAAGGTCTTTTTGTTTTTGAGGATATTTTAGGGACTTAGTAGGGTGTTTTTCCTGATCCTGCTAGACCCCCACGCCCCTATTTTCCACGATCCTTGTACTGCTCCACGCTTATTTTTAAATTGTGTCTAAATTGTTTATATTGTTTTAAAATATTCTTTTATTGTTTCATACTATTCGATAAATAAATCTTTGTCGAATAGTTAAAACTATGTAAAATCCCTGCAAGCCGCATAAACACTAGTTTTTCTAATTGTTTGCAAATATGCACAATTTCAAACAACTCCTTCCGGCTGATCTGATGCCGATTTGTCTGTGATTTCCGTGCAATTAGAAGGTGCTAACTTTGGCAGCTCTGCGGCTGTTAGCGGCTGCTTTTGGCGGTTGCTGTCGCTGGTATATGGACTAGCCCAGCCGAATTGCCTATTGAGCACTGCGATCACGCCCACAGGATTCTTATTGCCTGTCACAAGTTTATTTGACAAAGATTCTTCTCTATTTTCACAAAGTTTTTTGTATATCATCATACCCATTGAACTTAGCCGGTCCGGTTTATCCCATGTTTTTACTGTATCGTTATCTATCCCTGTAAGATTACTAAACCCCATAATAGATACTTCTTTATCGTATAACATAGACATGTATATATAATAGTCACATATATCATTTAACAGATCATAGTTATATCTGTTGTAGTTACTCATTATTTTGTTATTTGTATTATATATATTACTCTTATCTCTTAACATGTCCTTATCTCTAAATACATGACGTTGTATATATCTAAGACATGCATTGTATACAGACTGAGACGCGGCGCGCATGTCCTCTATCTCTTGTTCTTCACAAAAGATTCGCAGATACATAGCTATATCATTTTCAAATACTTCCTGCGTGTCTTCTGCTGCTTCTACTTTTTCCATGCTCCGCACTCCTTCCTGATCGTTTTAGGGCACTAAAAAAACGCCCACAAGGGTATAAAGGTTCTTTGATTGCCTTTCCCTTGCGAGCGTGTATCGCTGATCTGTTTGCCGTCCTTGCTCCGCTGCCTATCACGTTTGCGGGCGTTTATCCCCTCTCACGGCTCCGGGGCGTTTCCTGAGTGATTCGGCTTTTGTTGTTGAATAAACCATATCACAGGAATATATGCCTTGTCAATAGATATTTATTTATGCTACACATATACCGCCTATATAATATATATCCGCGCGCGATATATATATTTATATATAATATATATATGCATTGATAATATATAAATAAAAAAAATATAAAATAATATTTATATTAAATATTTATCGTGTTTCTTTATTTATCTTTATTCTTTACTCTTTCTTTTGCTTCTTTTCTTTCTGCTTTCTTTTTCTCTTTTTTCTTTGCGTATACGGTATGGATACACTATGTATACAGTATGGATACAGTATGCATAGGGTATGTATAGGGTATGTATACCCTATCTGCTTTTTGTCAAAATCCAGTTTTTATGCGGCTTGTAGCTGTTTTGGCAGCCTTGTTTTTAGCTGTATTGTTAACCACTTGGCAACCAAACGGCAACCAAACGGCAACCAAAGAAAACCCCAGCTTTTCAGCCGGGGCTAAATGTTTGAGCCTATAAAACAAAATCAATCTTGTAGCTTTTCACACCGTTTTCTACTGTTTCCAAACTTTTCCACATTTCCGGGATCTCTTCCGGATCAATTAAACCTGCTATACACTCTCGCTCATAGTCTTTGTATCCTGCATCCGTGTTATCGTATACAGAAACGCCATCTTTTATATGCCTTTCTATGTCGCGTTCTGTCATGTTTGTACCATGTGCAAGAATTTTTCTAATATCCTCTGTTTTCATCTCAACCACCCTACAGCCTTAGCTGCCCTTTCGTTTTTGTTTGATCTTATGATATCATTTTGTGCCTTACATGTCAATAGTATTTTGTGCCTTATTTCAATATTTTTTCTTCGCGCTCCAGCTTTTCGGCAACCGCCAATTTTATAAAGTCATTCGCCGAATATTTCAATGCCTTGATTCTGTCTTTTGTGCCTGCTTGGAATCTGCAATTGATCCGCTCAAATTTGCTATCATAATTATATATAGCTTTTCTTTGTGCTTCGCTTGTCTTGTGTTCTTCGTTCATATCTCACAACCTCCTTTTAATATTATATAGATATAATACTGCTTTGTGCCTTATATGTCAAGGTTTTATTTTTCTTCTATATATAAGTGTCTCAATATATTTGTGCCTTATACACATTGCACAAAAGAATAATTGTTTTGTGCCTTATATTTGTATAATATTCCGACTTGTTTTGTGCCTTATATCTGTTATAATAAAGCTATCAAAAGAAAAACCAAGCGCCAAACGAAAGGAAGAAAAGCAAATGAAAACTTATAGAATTTATGTAAACGGTATGTATGTAGGATCAGAGGAATTTACAAGATCAGAAGTAACAGCGATTGAATCCGATCAGGATATTAAGCTGATTGAGAAATAGAAAGGAGCTGGGAAGATGCCAAAATATTATGTATCTTATAACGATTATTTCGGTTATTGCGTTGTTGAAGAAATAAACGGATCAGGCAAGATCGTTTTTACTGGATCAATCGAAAGATGCAACCAGAAATGCATAGAACTAAACGCCGAAGCAATTAACATGATTTAGCCGAAACGCTCCGACCTTGGAGCGTCCACCGCGGGACGGTCTCCCGGTGCTGATGATGGCAGACCAAAAAAGAAAAAAGGCGGCACGCCTACCAAGCACAAGCCGCCACCAATCAAAAAAAGAAAGGTAGCTATATTATAGCACAGGTAAAAAGAAATGAGAAGAACAAACAGCAAGGAAGTTAAAGTAGCGGTTAGAAATTATTTGGCAGAGGTTGCACAGAGTGAAGAGCTTATCACAATTAAGGACATTAAGGAAAAGTTTGTAAGTGAATACGGTTGGGCGATTGCAAGACTTGGAGAGCGTAACGCCTGCATAGAATGGCTGAGAGGTTTGGGCGTTGGCGTTGATTATAGTTATTATGATATTATCCAGCTTATGGCTGAATGGTTAGACGAAAGCACAGAAGAAGCCGAAAAGTGGCTTGACAAGCGCGGCGATAGCCTTTACTGGGATTTATTAGCAAGGGAGATTTTAGCAAGCAAATAATTAGCAAGGTCGGTGCTTCCGGGGTTCGATTCCCCGGCTTGCTTTTACCCGGGTAACTGGGATAAAATTAGAATATGGAGGAAAAAGAGCATGACAATAATTGAAAAAATGAGGAAAGACGGATACCCAAAGATTATAAAAGGGAACGGAGGATATAGAGCATATTTGAAAGATATACAACCTTTAGGCTGTGGCGATTATATGGCTATATATCGTTATCCAGGCGGGGAATGCTGTCACAGTCTGGAAGAAATACAAAAATGCTTTGAAATCATCGAACAATAGCCGGGATTTTCTCGGCTTCTTTTCATACCTTGACAATTTGACAATATAGGCATATTATAGCCTTAATTATATCTATAAGTGTATTTATATGTCTTGCATGTCTTGCATGGCTCTGATGGCGTTATGCGCGTTCACAGGTGCAAATATTCGCATCTTATAGCCTTTAATTTGTGCACTCTGAAATTCTGCAACCACGCCCGGACAAGATCAGCAAGAAGGACACCCGGACAGGTGCGCCCAGATTCCATATGCCGGAGCATGGCGAAAGATCAGAACAATCAAACAGGTACAGCGGTATATATGGCATTTGTTTAATATGCCGGCGATCCGTAAAAGATCAGCGAAAAGATCAGCACGCGCCCGGACAGGCCCAGTATCATCTACGAACCGAAAGCACTATAAATCATTTTCAATTTTCCAACCCAAATTTCACGAAAATTTTGTAAAATTCGTCAAAAACGCCGTTTTGGTTTTTGAGCCTGTAAAATGGTACCGGGGGGGGTTCAAATTCTCCCCGATTTGAAATTTTTTTCGTGAAAAATTTTTTGAAAGCAGATCTTTTTAGTGTTTTTATCAAGATTTTCAAAATCCAGTTTTCCAGCTTGCATAAATCTAATTAGTACGCAACTTTTCTTGGGAAAATCTTCATCAGATCATCAGCCATGTACACGATATCTCGACCATACAGAGATAGAAAATCCGCAACTATCTCTTCTGTGTGCATATCCATGTGGCAGCCATTCTCGAAGCTGTAAACGTGCGTCAACTCATGGCATAGTACCTTGTCTGTCATTCGATCTGACAGGTTATCCGCAATCGTTACCGTTTTGGTTGTATTGTCGGTAACGCCGAGAGTGTATACGCCGTCTGACCTGCGCAGTTCTTCGCTGCTAGGTCTTACATATTGCAGTATCCAGTTATTTCCATTTACTGTAAATATCATATAATCAACTCCTAAAAAGGCTATGAGCATTGCACCCATAGCCTTTGTTTTTACATTTTGCTGACAAGGACTGATAATTTGGACTTTGCCATATTCATTTCTTCCTGTGACATTCCTTTCATCAGATTCAGCAGATCATCTGACATTTCTTTCATGTACTTTTCCAGTTCGCGCATTTTTGCTTCTTTGTCCTGCGGCTCATTTCCTTTGTGCAGTTCCTTTGATTCTGTGTAAGCCCTCTTTGCGCTTTCATACCGGCTTTCTGTGTGCGTAGGCTCCGTATAGTACATACGACCATTTCCCCTATCCATATCACGGCTGTATTCCATGTCGTGATAACGCTCTGGTGTCATGTGCCAGTACGGCGGCTCTTCATAACCTCTGCGGTATGTTCCGCGACCTTTTGGTGCAAATCTGCCATCGGCATATCTGTAATGGTCGTAAAATCTGCGTTCCGGATAATCTTCGTACTGTTCGAGCATACGCATAATATCCTCATTATCTTCTGACTTTTCCATAGCTTCAACGATTCTGTAATCCTTGTCAAAACAAGCTATGTTCTTCGCTATTTCTGTAAAATCCTTTAAATCGTCAAGATTTTGCCCTTCAAAATTGTCAATTCCAATTCCGTCAACCTTAGCCTTGACGCATTCCATTATCTGTTTAGCCCATTTGTGCATAATATTAAGCCTCCCTTATCGCAATCAAATTACTGTTCTGAACCTCAATAGTCTGTGTAGATGTGTTCTGCACAGATACTGTACTGCAACAACCACAAGGTACATCAACGTATGCCTGTGCTGATACGTTAAAGAAATTTTCTACTGCCGCCGGTGTTACGATCATTCGTGTTGATTGCAAAGGCTCGCCATCTACCGCAAGTGCAAGTGAGATAGCTCCAACCGTACCGCCTGTTGGTATCTGAATATTTCCACTAAACGATACAAGAAATCTTGCTCTACACTGGTTTGTAATACCTCTTAACTTGACAATACCGCTTCCCTGTCTATGAACAATGCACTTGCTACCACATACTGGTGTTTCTGTAAAAGCAACATCTTCTCCTGCGGCAACTGTTTGTAATGCAATTCCTGTAAATTCTGCCATATTTATTTACCTCTCTTTCAAAAAATAAGGGCAAACATATTTCAGTCTGCCCCTTGGTTTACAAGTAATACTGCTTTTGCAGACATAATCATGTTTTAATTCGTTAAAACCATTTTTAACCTGTTGAAAACGAGTTAAACTTAATTAAGATACTCAATTATTCTGTTGTAATTAGCATCCGCAACTCTGATTGCATCCGCATCCGTATGGCACATATGTGTTTGGGTTAGGAACAACATATGCTGGGATTGCCGGTGGGTTTACAGAATTGATGATCTGCTGTGTCTGCGCTGTCATTGCAGTAGTCAGAAGTGCATTCTGTCTATCCTGTGATGCAGCTTGTCTGAGATCGCTGTTCTCAGCCTGTAATGTTGCGATCTTATCCTGACACAGATAGTCGAGAATCGCTCTCGTTCCTGCCTGCTGGCTGTCGATGATATCTCTTGTGTTGCTGTTCATGGTGTTCTGTAATGCGCAAGTGTTGGTTGCCATGTTGTAGTTTACACCCTGAATAGCTTCACGAGTTTCGCAGCAACAGTTTGCAAGCTGCGCCTGCAATGCATTTGTGTTCTGCATATTCGCGATTGTGTCAGCGTTGATTGCCTGCTGGATGCCATAGCCTGTCTGCATGATATTGGTGTTGATTCCGTTGAAACCTGTAAGCATACTGTTGTTTACAGCATAGAATCCATCACACAGACCGTTTGTGATACCGTCAAGTTTGCTGATAACAGCCTGATTGTCAAAACCTCTCTGAATTGCCGCATCTGTATAACCATTTCCGGCACCGTTACCGCCCCAGCCATTATTGCCGAAGCCTCCCCACCCGAAAATTAAGAGAATGACAATCCACCATGCGCCATTGCCCCACATACCATCATTGTCTCTGTTGTTGCCCGTTACTGCCGCAATGTCAGCAAGGCTTACTCCGTTACTAAACATATTAGTTTACCTCCATTTGTTTATTTACAAATAGGGAACCTTGGTTTTTACTCTGTCCGGACAAAACCCTAATATGTACTATTTATCTAAACATTTGACTTATATCATTCATACTGATTCCATTTTCACCCATAAAATTATTAAGTGTCTGCTCTACGCCTGCCATGTTTCCAGACTGGATATTCTGCAAAATTCCGCTTGCCATTTGATTTCCTTGCCTTGCTGCATTCTGCAATGCCTGCATGGCTGCCTGTTGTGGGTTCCTGATTGTCTTTAATTTATTTATTGCCTGTATAATTCCTTGATTCATCATAAAGCCACCATCCTATTTTTAGACTAAACTTGGACTAATCTTGACTAACTTTTGTTCTTGCATTAGTCTTAGTCAAAGATTTCTCGTCAATTTTCTTTTCCAGTTCTTCTATTTTGAAAAACAGTGTATCAAAGTGCTTGTTGAATACCTCTGTGGCTTCGTCTGATAGCCCTATTTTCAATTTTTCTGTTTCTTGTGTGGGATTGGAAGGGTGTGAATCTGAAACAGGCTTAAAAAGCCTTGTAACGATTTTGCCATTCGCATCCCAACTCTTTGCGTATATCTCTGACAGATCTTGTGTGGGAAAGAACGCAACCGATCCATCCATCGGGACATCGTTTGCGGTAATCATATCTGCGGACTGCACCACTCTTCCGTTTATTCTTTGCGCTGCCTGCTGCATATATGAAGGTTGCTGGTACTGCTGTACTGCCGGCTGACTATAAATCTGCTGCGGCGGCTGCATATAGTTCTGGTAGTAATTTGGATTTGGGTAAGGCTGCATAATGTTCCTCTCTTTCCGCTTTTTCAGCTTCGACCAATATATTTGTTTCATCCTGTGTCAAAAATACATCTTTATTCGGCGTTCCCATCTGACTGAAATTCATCAGCATTCTTCTTTTCCTCTTTTTCCAGTATTGTCTCAATGCCGTGCACAATGTTTGATTGTGTTTGAAGATCAAGCATCTGCATATCCGGCATTGCAAATATCTTTTCTAAAACTGTGTCCGAAAACATAACTATCAACTCCTTATGGCTATATTTTGGCGCATAAAAAAAGAATGTGGTTCTCACATTCTTATCAATTTATTCTCATTTTGCATAAGGCTTTTTCCGTGTACCAGTTATGTACCAATTATGTACCAATTTTTATAAAAATACGTGAAAATATATAAAAATATACAATTTCACAAAAACTCAAAAAACTCAATAAAATAGGTATTTGTAGCAATATATTAAACCACGTAAATTTATATAAAAAACGTCAATTAACTACGATGCCTAATTTCATTTCAACTTTCTCCTTACCAGAAATGCCTGTTTTATCGCATTTCTTTGTCTTTGTTTTATTTTTATGTACCAATTATGTACCAATTTTACACAACTTTTAGTGCTTTTGCCACTTTTTCAATTTCTATTTTCTTCTGGTCGTCTGTTGTGTGCACGTAAAGATTCATAGTTATTCCGATATTTGAATGTCCTAAAATCGTTTGAAGAGTTTTCGGCATCATTCCGGCTTCTATACATCTCGTAGCGAATGTATGACGCAATACATGCATTGAGAATCTAGGAATTTTTGCCTTGTCGCATATTTTAAATAACGCCGTGTCATATGTGCTGTTCTTAACAGGTGCTCCGGTTTTGCACAAAAATATTCTGTCTTTCCATTGCATTTCGACAAATTTCAGATGCGCATTTTTCTCTTTTTGCTTATTTAGGATATAAATTGCTTCATCTGTCAGGGGTATAGTCCTGTACCCGGATTTACTCTTCGGCTGCCCCTCTCTCCATTCACCTGCTGAATGTCTATACTCCAAACTTCTGCTGACCGTAAGTGTTCTGCCTTTAAAGTCTATATCTTCCCACTTTAAACCTGCAAGCTCCCCGGTTCTCAATCCAGTCTGTAGAATAAATCTATATTGATATTCATAAGACATACCGGAAGCATACTCCAAGAATTTTTTCTGTGTTTCTATTGTGAGTGCTTCTTTCTTCGCGGATTCTTTTCCCATATCAGATATAACAGACCTCGTACATGGATTTTTTCTTATTACATCGTTGTCAAATGCATATTGCAGCATATTGTATAATGCGATTCTTGTCTGATATATTGTCGATTTCCTGTATCCTTCATCATCCATTTTGTTAAATATTTGCTGACAATGAATACTGTTTACATCTCTTAATAATTTATTCCCTATTATCGGCTTTATATTCCTGTTATAACGCTCTCTGTAATTTCTGACGGTATTCGGTCTTACTGTTTTCTCTTTTATTGCAATCCAGTATTGGAACCACGATTCAACAATCATGTCCGATGGAAAGTCTATATTTGAGTGTTGCTCCTCATACTTATTTTCTGAAAGCCATTTTTGGGCTTCTCTCATTTTCAAGAACAGTTTTTGTATGCGCTTTCCGTACCTGTCAGTATACCTAGCGACATAGTACCCATCTTTCCTTTGGGACAAACCCTGCCCTATTTCCTTACCTCTTAGGTCTTTTCCCATCTTTTACGCTCCTTTCTGTATGGAAAAAGCCTTATGCAAATACATATAATATCACATAAGGCTTTATAAGTCTACAACTCCACATTATCAGCAATGAACTTTTCAAACTCTTTTCGCTTTATTAACCGCTTTTTGCCTATATAGATAACAAAATTACATCTGGGATCGCTTGAAAGCTCTCTGATTTTGTTTATGCCAATGCTGCTATATTCTGCAGCTTCTTCTACTGTCATTGTGATTTTTTCCCATACAGGTATATTTTGCTTCATTTTATCAATCCTTTCTATTTTCATTTTGACCTTGAATACAATTCTTGAAATAGTAGCTTTCGATAGCTTTAACCTATAAACCATTTCATCAAGTGTTACACCTTTAGATAAATACTGGAACACTTGATATTCTTCTTCCGTAAAATTAGCATTTCCGACGATTGCATCAATCTCTGGCTTAGTCAGTTCTGATAACCTCATAAGCCATTCTCCTTTTTACTGCTTTGCTCCTGATTTCACGATTTCGATTGCTGCATTAACTGTTATCTTCGTACCCTCGCAAGGCAATCCGTCAAAGTATGTTCCTTTCTCTGCTTCCAGCTGCTCCACAACCTTATTTAAGTCATATGCTGTTGGAGTATATGCTATTCTACTTCTTACTTCAACAGCATCAAAATTACCTGTTCCCGAAAATTCTTCTATCAATTTTTCTGCATCAATTAGTCTCATTTACGCATTTCCCTTTCTTCCTAAAAAACAATTTGTTCGTTCTTTGCAGATAGCTTCTGTCCGCCTTTTTCGCATTCTCACAATTTGACTTCCAGTGTTTTTCACATACCTTATAGCCTTTCTTCACTGGCTCTCCGCAAAAGAAGCATTTACCCTCGGCAACTCTCGCCCAGCCGTATTCTCGCGGATATATATTTTTTCTTTCTTTTTCCCTGCATTTTATGCAGGTATAATATCCTGTTCCTTTTACGCTTACTTTTCCACAGCGAGTACAAATACCATCCACTTTCCTCTGATTGTGTAATTTCTTATGGTAATCTTTCATGTACTCATTGTATTTTTCCCTGCTAATTTCTCTCTTTCTTTCGATCCTGTTCGTATTTTCAGCAGTGCACTCAGGGCATACCTTTTCAGATCCAAACAATTTGTTTTTTTGGCACCTCGGGCAATATCCCATTTTGGCATACCATCTTCTTGTTTCTGTCAGTTTTTCGCTTCTTTCTTTTTGACATTTTGAGCAGTAAATTCTATTGACTCGATCATTTGGTTTCCCACATGATACACATATGCCCTCTGCTTTCAGTCTTTCGTATCTTTCTTTGTCGTACATATAATTGTGTGAGTAAAGCTAGCTTTATTTGTCCGGACAAACCTCTTTACCTCCTACAATTTCAGTTTTTCTTTCAAACGATCCGGCATAGGAATGCATTTTCGTTCTTCTGCCGGCTCTTCTTTTGCTTCCAACGCAGTCTTTTGTGATGTTTCAATTTCCTTGCCGATGCAGGTCCTACTGCTGGAAATCACAGCTTTTATGTCTTTTGGCAATTTCTGCATTTCCTTTTGCCTGTTCACAACAAGCCGATAGCTCTTGATAAAATTGGACTGGATCACGCTCTCAATGCTCTTTATGTCAGACTGCGCCCAGTTATGTATGTTTTCCGGGCTTCCTACCGCTTCTTTCACAAGATCGGGCAATTTCTCAAATTCTTCTCTCGGCTTGTAATTTCCATTGCGTAAAGCCTTGCCGACAAGCGACCATGCTTCCATTTCGTTCAGTTCCGCAGGATCGGCTATTATTTGTATCTTATCAATAATCTGCCCGATGCTCGGTGCGAATCCACTTGTATCCGTCGCAATATAGGCTTTAAGCGCCATCTGCACTTGCCGATACGGATAATCTGCAAGCATCAGAAACCAAGTATTGACAGCTACCGTTTTATCCTGCGGCTTGTAATTTGGGAACGCTGCTTGTATCATCATTAGAAGCTCTATCGTTTCCTCTCTTGTCATTAGGCATCCCTCCATTCGTCATATACGCTGCTTTCTGCCCGGGATTGTTCTTTTCTTTTTCGCTCCCAAGTCCTAACAGCCGCCTTCCAATCTTTCATTCTATTTTTCCCAATCATCCAACCTTTGCTCGAATAGAAATCAATAAATGCCATCGGATCAATATTATTCTTCCGCTCTTCGCAATACTGTTTAACTTCATCAAGAGTGGGCGGATAAAAGCGTTTAGCTTTTTCCACTCTCACACTCTCCCCTATACTATCCTTATCTATACTATCCTTATCTATACTTACCTTACCTACGTATCCATTCTGTATACATTCTGTATCCGTTTTGGATACATCCAACGTATAAGCCTTGTTTGACTTGATTCCAAGCATAGATTTCTCTTCTACATAATCTGTAGGTCTGTACCTGTCTGCCTGAATGTAATTGTGCATTTTCCAATGCTTTATTACGATTATTCCGCTGTCGAATAGTATGATAAATGATTTTGCAATCAGCAATTTAAAATCATCATCAGAAGCACCGCACATTTTTTGTATTTTCTTTGGGTTATTCACAAATCCATCATCATCCGCATTCATAGAAAAATGAAAATACAACATTTGCGTACTACTGGGCATATCTAAAAAAGAGTCACTTTCAGTTATCCTTTTTGTAAACATACGTCTTTCTGCCACTTTTCTCACTCCTTATCAATCTCTAAGTCAAATATAGACATTTGCTGATCTCTATCAAATAAAAGCATTTCATTCTTTGCTCGCTCGTAAAAGTTCCTGTCAATTTCAAATCCGTAAGCACTTCTGCCAAGTTCTGCGGCGGCTCTAAGTGTGCTACCGCTACCACAACAAGGGTCGATAACCACGTCGCCCTCGTCCGTAAAAATCTCAATCAACTTCTTAATAACTGCAACAGGCTTTTGCGCTGGGTGAATCTTCGGTATGTCTTTACCGTCTTTCTCCCATGTGAACCAATTAAATACCATGCGACCCGTCCCTCTGATATTCTTTCCGTTCTCGTCTGTCTGACAACCATTTCTGAATTTCGGAAGTTTATCTCGATAAAGCACAAGCGCATATTCCGTAGCCCCTACGATACGCATATTTGCTTTAAGTACCTGTGGACTGTAATTCTTAACAAACACTAAAGGTATGTAATTTACAAATCCATGCTTCTTTGCCGCCACAATCAATGTTGATAACTGTTCAAATGAACAAAATACAATCATACAAGGACTGTTACTACTTCTGCCCCTTGCGATAGGCTTTGCGTCCTCTTTTTTCAACATTTTTGAGCAAAAATGGAAGTATTCATACAGATTAAAATTAAAATCTGAATTGAAAGCCGCCTTTTTCGCAAGTTTGCTCTCTCCGTTTTTATTATCGCCGCCGTTGTACCACATAGGGTTACTTCCATAGAAGTTAGTTCCTACATTGTAAGGAACATCTGCAATAATAAGCTGTGCTGGCGGTATTGCGTATTTCTTGTAATTCTGCATAGAATCACGATATATCTCACATTTAATCTTCTTTTTATACATTCTAAATCTACCAAAAGGAAACCTAGGTTTTATGTCCGGACAACCTTATTCCTTTCTTTGATTTTTAGTTAGTTACTTTCTTCCTACAATGCGTTGCACCGAATTTGGATTTGCCCACATATTCGTAGCAATCAACACATTTCCATTTGCCGCTCTTTTTCGGTGTATCTGAATATCCATAGTATCTATGATTCTCGTTCGGATAATCGTTCCAGCAATGACAGTCATAGTCTTTATTGATTATCTTCACCCACTTTCAATAAATCCATAAACTTCTCATACTGTTTCTGTGATACCTTAAATCCTGTTTTTGTTAGTGAAAATCCTATTTCTGGCGGAATATGCCCCGAAACTTGGCATTCATTTACTTCGCTTGGTTTTATATACTTCTTGCCAATTGCGCTTTTCTCTGCAAGCCCTAATCCAACAAGTTTTCTAATTGATTTCCTAACCTCATAAGCAGAAATATTTAGCCTGTTGGAAATTTCAGCTGTCGATACAACGACTGAATTTTTTAAATATGAAATAATCCCCTTTTCTTTTTCAATTTTAAACATAGTGTCTAGTATTGCCATTTCTTGAGCACCCACGCTTTTGATTGTAACATCGGCTTCGTTGGCATACTGCCATTTGAACCCGCCGGCATTGCTGTAATTACCTTTGCAGCACTCTCTAATAGTATTTGCCTTTATTCCTGTTTTTCTCTCTGCCTCACAACTATTTCGATAGACAATATTTGTATTCAAGCATATAACAGGTTTTTGATCGTATGCATTATTTCTTGTCTTTAGTGCTCTCCTATCGGTTGCAGTTCCGTAATTCACATTGTATTTACATGTGCACCATTCAAGGTTGCTAACATTGTTATTGCTTGGATTTTCGTCCTTATGATTTACTTGAGGCAAATTATCAGGGTTGGGTATAAATGCCTCTGCAACCAATCTGTGTACGGCAACAGTCTTGTGTTCCTTGTTTTTATAAAGAACAACCTGCTTATAAGGCATTCCAGAAGTTTTCCTATTTCCTTGTTTCAATATTTTTCCTTTAAAATGATACAAAGAATCATCACTAAAAGCTGTTTTCCCAATAGTTGTCCTATCAACGCTCCTGACCCGACCGAAACTTGATACCTCATAAAGATTTTCATATCCGACAACGCTTTTCCATATCTCATTCATTTCCAGAATCTCCTTTGCAATAATTTAAAAACTCCAAAAATTTATTCAATGCTTTTTCTTGATTTTTGTTAGGGGGTTCAGATTTAGTCTTATAATCAAGGTGCAATTCAAATAAATGCGCAACTTCTTTTGAAGCTTTTTTATATCCTTGTTGTATGCCCTGCGTATAGGTCTTAGGTTGCTTGTATTGACCTGTTATCAACTTCCCTTGCCCTTGGCTACCGGCTGTGACGTTGTACATCTGAAATCCCTTGTCAGCAAATTGCTTGATCGTAGCAACTTCCTTTTCATCTAATTCAGATTTAGGGCAAGTCTTAAAATCCAACTTCCAACCACAAGGATTGTCCTCACTGTAAAACCCGTGTTTTTTTAGGCTTAATGCTATATGGTCATACTCTCCAAGGTGTGAAGCGCATCTTTCCAAAAGGTTTACTGCTTGCCCCACGTAACTCCTGCGAATACCTGCTTCATCTGACCGATAAAACGCATATATACCGCTTGTGTTTGAAATGTTAGGGCAAATAGACTTAATTCGATTTTCTCTAGCTGCTTTCTTTGCATATATCTGCCTATAATTTGGTTTACTCACCAGAACCACCGCCTTTTAACCTATCAGCAATCTTTTCTAATCGTCTCAAGACCGCTGTTCCGTCACTCTGCATAGGGAATGTTGCATCTGCTTCTTTCAAGAAATCATCAATTCCTCTATTATAGCCATCGATAAAATTGGTTTTATCAAGGTTTTTCATGGCTTTCAGTTCTTCCAACCATTCTGCAAGCTGTTCGTGTTCCTCTGCACATTTAATGCAAGACTGATACATCATTCCGTTTCGCTCAAAATTCGCATAATATCTCTGTTCCTTAGCTTTTTCTTTTGAATGTTCTATTGCTTCATCAATCGTCATTTTCATCACTCCAATCCAATAACTGCCCACACTTCCAACAATGCCCTCTTTTAATTACATTGACTGCATAATCTGTTGTGGCATGGCACTCTGGGCACTCCACATTCGCATTATCATTATCATCTACAGGAGATATATGATATGCCCTCTTCGGTATCTGCCTTTTCAAAGCCCATTTGCATCTTCTAATAAGGGATTTCATTACTACACAATCTGGAAATCCATTATCATAATTTGCAAAACCTTTCTCTGCGCCATTGATGCTGATAGCGTTTAGCATAATGTCGCACCTTTCAATAGCTTCTGTTATTGACATTTCATTTTTGTTATCTTCCATAAATTCACACTCCTTCCGGCTTATCACATCGCTCAAATTCGATAACCCACACCCACGGATTTGCATCCCATCCGTACTGGTCAAGGTCAGGCTTCTTGATGGTGCTGTCCCATATCTGCATAAATTCGACCTGTGGCGGTTCAATCCATCCAGTATTCATGCAATCTGTACATCCATGCACCCCGAGTGCTACATGATCGCATCTTATACCTTCTGAACCCTCTCGGAGTGCTCCATTATATGTGATGTCATGCAGCCGTTCCACCCTCACATCCGTAACTTTAAGCCAAATACGTGCGGCTTCTTTCGGCATATGAATAGATGGATGCCACTTTGCGTCTCCACTTATTTCATCTGTTGCTCGATACATATAGCAACCCAATGTTTTATCCAAAACGCTTTTCTTTGGTTCTTTGGGGCAATTCCCTCTTTCGTCTCCATCACAGTTCCAACATTCAAAACGCTCCCATGTTTCCCGAACGTACAGGATATCTCCCGGACAGATAGGGCAAGTTCTTTCTGCTATGCTTAACTGCTCCGTATGTTTCTTATCTGCAAAGTTATGTACTGCATAAGTTCTCTTGTCAGCGTTGTAAAAATCCATATCCGGCACAGTACACTCATTGGCATCTTTGCAAATTCGCCTTGTACAACTCTTCCGTCCGCCCAGAATAGCCCGAACCATTTCTGTGTTGAATAATATTGGTTTTACACTCATTCGTCGTTCCTCCCTAATAACTCAGGATTGTCAAATTTGTTGCCGATAACTTCACAACATTGCCAAAATTCCATAAATTCAGCATGGTCATACATTTCATCCATAACACCACTGTTATCACTTGCAAAGTCAGTTAAACTCCAACGCCCTTCTGCAAATTCGACCATTGCCTTATTTATAAAATCAAATCCTTCTTTGTATTCATATCCTTCCTCTCCTGTATCTTCAAAAGAAACAATATCGTTCTCCCAAATCAGCTTGCCGTTCTTGTCTTTTAAGCCAGTACACTGGCAGATTGTGGTTGGGTCTACTTTGTACCATCCGTCTGTCTCTCCACTAGAATAAAACATTGTGTTAGGTTCAAATATTATGTGTGCTTCTTCACAATTCTCAAACGCATCCAAACCTTTTACACAATATCCTTGCACCCATTCTCCATCATCAAGTTCCTTCGCCTTGAATAAATATCTATCTTCCATGTTCTATCCTTTCTAATACCTTGATATTTCAATCTCACCATTCAATATGGCATTAAGTTCCTTGCCGAGTAAATCAAGTTCCTGTTTCACCAATGATTGAGCTTCATTTATAGCGGCTATCAAAGATGCACTATTTAATTTTCTATCGCGGATATTTAATGCTTGACAATTCATATATAGCGTTTCTCCGCAACCGTATAGTGTGTGAACACATATACCTAATCTTTTGCTATCACCCCTGTAAATAGTTCCAGACTCAACCGGATCTCCATATTTTGCATTGCTTATATACTTCATATTACCTCCTATTCTGCTTCTGATTGAAGCCATTTTAATAAATCTCCGTAACTATCATGGATTTCCTCTTCTTTCTCTGTGTCAAGATTGCAAATTGACTTATAAGGTTCTTCGTCCTTTTCAAAATCACACATGTTATGAAGCCAATCTGCCAGCTCTTCATCCGACATTCTTCTAATTTTCTATGCGTTTGTCATATCAACGATCCTACTCTTCTTCCGATTGCAACCAATCCAAGCAACTGCCCTGTCCTTCGTATTCTTCGCCAAATGTGTTTTTAAATCCGACAAGAAATTCTACTAGTTCTTCATCCGACATATTCCTTATCCTTTCGGCATTGGTCTTTCTGCTATCGCACCTACAGCAAGGCTCATTATCTCTTGAATTACTATTGTGCTGGCAGTTGCAAAAAATCTTTTCTTCACTATCATCAAATGCTTTTAAGAACATTTCAGAAATTTCCTTCTCATATCTACCACACATACCTTTGCAATCAATATCTGCAATAACCCTCGAAAAGAAATCTTTGAATTTATCAGTAATATAATCTCCTGTGAAATCTTTAGGTATGTCAATTACTACTTTCATTTTCTCTACCTCTCTTCAACTTCTCTGTCATTTCATCAATATAATCTTCAAGATAATTGCAAGCTATTGCATAAGAATAATCATCTGCGTCTTTATCTCCTAAAACACTATCAATATTGTGCTCTGCATAATGATTTTTTAATTCATTTCGCAAATCACCAAGAGCTCTGTTATAAATAGTATTTGCATAGCCTATAGCTTCTTGACAACTTCCTGTGACATCCTCGCACATATTCCTTGCAATACAATTTTTACACTTATTTTCCATCTTCTCTACCTCTCAATTCTTCAAAATAGAATTTCACATCGTCAGACACATGCTTAACGATTCCAAACCGCTCCGCCACTTGATAAGGTATGCTGTCACGCATAAGCCTTTTATGTATTTCTGAAAGATACTTTCGAAATCTCTCGACATCTAAAGTGGCTTTATAGTGGTTGCAGCTCCTACAAGCTGGCATGTAATTTGAAATGTCGTCTGCTCCACCTATCCTAAGTGGTGTTGCATGGTCTACCTGCATATCTTTATAATCAATCTTCTTGCCGCAGTAAGCGCAATGTCCGTTATGCATGATATATACAGATTGTCTCACTTTTTTAGGTATTGCTTTTCGTTTACTCATTACTGCCCTCTCAATTCTTTCAGTTTTGCTTCTGCTTCTTCTCTTGTCGGAAACCATTTTTTACCAAATTCTTCCCAAAAGATACCGATAAATATCATATCTGCTTTGCACTTGACTATTGTTTCACTGTTTTTTATAAAATAAACGGTATCTCCCACCTTACAAGGCAATTTAACAATTCTGCCCTGTTCCTCTAAGTCCTCATATTCTTTTAGCTTTCGATATACTGCGTCTATTTCTTCACAGTCTGGCTCGCAAGCACTTTCCCACATTTCATCATTGATCCACAAAGGATTTCTTTCTGTTAATGTCCCCATTTCTTCTCCTTTCTGCCTTTGATTACCTCATCAATGTATTTCTGACAAGCATTTACACATTCTTCCTGTGTTTTAAATTTTTCACCGCTCCACAAGCTATTGTGTCTTATATCTCTTTCATCATTAGACGATATGCAATAATACCAAATATCATCATTAGAAGAATAATTTATATGGCACTCAAACTTTTTGTACTTGCCTTTGTAGAATTTGCTACTATCAAATCTTCCTGTAGTATCTTTAAGTCTCATATATTCATCTCCCTCTTAATTATCTTCTTCCTCTTTTTTCTTGGCTTCTACAAGGCAATCGGCAATAGCTTCTTTAATAATCAAAGTATTGTATCTTTCGAGGCTGATTGTTATTGTCTTATCCTCACACTCTCTCATATTTCCTAAAATATCTTTATACTTAGCCATATGGTCTCCTTTCTAAAACGGACATTCACTAGGATTTTTCAAATCCCAACTTTTCCCTGCAACCGCAACGTCCACATTTG